TCTACAGAGTCCCTAGTGATAATATTATAAATATTTAGTGACTGATATTTTGCACCAGGACGATGTGCTCTGTCTATACTCTGTATCAAATCAGCTGGAACATAGGGTAAGTCTAATATTATAACATTACTAGCTTTTGTCAATGTTATTCCAACTCCAGCGCTTTTCATTCCACCAAAAAAAATATTTATATTATCTTTTTCTTGGAAGTCCTTCACTATTTTACCTCTTTTTTCTACGTTAGTTTCACCTAATAACAAAACAGAATTATTTAAATATTTTTTATGTAATTCTTTTAGTGGGAAATTAAAGTTTGAAAAAACTAATACTTTTTCACCTGCATCAACTATACTTTCAATTAATTCTTCAGCTACCTTAATTTTTCCTCTTGTGTTTATTTCTCTTAATAAATTTAATTTTACTAATTTTTCTGCTGATAAAGCTTTTCCTATTTCTTCATTTGTTTTATTTTTTTTATATTTTTTAAAATATTTAAGAAGACTTTCTTCAGCTAATCTATATTCTGCGTTTATATCTTTTGGGAGATCAATTTTAACCTCAATCCTATTCTTAGGCGGTAATTCTTTAAGGACTTGTTCCTTCGTTCTCCTTAGAAAGTATTTACCTATTTTCTCGCTCAGTTCCTCAAGGTTGGTAGCTCCTTTAGCTTCAAATCCATAATATCCTTGTCTACCTGCACAATACTTCGTAGCGTATGAGTAATAATTATTCCATTTCTTAGGGTCAATAATATTAAGCATATTAAACATCTCAACTGGTCTAGATAGAACTGGTGTTCCTGTTAGCATAATTACACTCGGTACATCTAACGCGATGCTTTTAACAACCTTAGACCTAATAGCTGATGGATTCTTTATCATATGGCATTCATCTGCCACAAGACTATTCCATTTATATTTTTTAAACTCGTTATGAAACTTCTTTAAAATATCAAAATTAATAATAACGCACTCTATATCAAAAGGGATGTCTTCAATTTTTGTACTTGGATCAACAATGAAAGATTTCATTTTTGTCCATTTTTTAACTTCACTTTCCCAACTAAATTTCACTGACGCTGGGCATATAATTAAGTTTCTTTTAAAACCCATTTGTACTATATAAGCTAGTGCCTGTGCAGTTTTTCCTACGCCTGGAGAATCAGCTAATAGGGCTCTTCCTCCACTATTCATTAGGAATTCCACCCCGAGTTTTTGATATTCGTATAATTCACCTTTAATATTTTTAATTTTTAGATTAGATGTAGTAGCTTCTTTGATTCTAATAGCATTTTCCTGTTTCTTTTTAGCATCAGCTAGTAGGTCTTCGTAACGCGTAACGTCTGAAGATACTTCTTCTGGAATCTCTGTCTCCTTGAATTTGTTTTTTAACATCGAAATAACACTTGGATCGTGAAATCTCCATTTCTTATTTTCAAAATCCCATTGGATTTCTTTCCAACCAAAAGTCTCCTTAAGGAACTTGCAGTAATTAACAAGTTCTGGGCTATATTCACTCTCTAGCGCGTATTCGTGGTACTTTGTCTTCTCTTTGATAATTTTCATAACTTTAACTTTAACTATTAATCTTATTTTTTATTTAATTCTAACCAAAGTTTTGCTACTGCTTCTATCGGTGTTTTAGCAGAAAATAATTCATCATCTTCACATCCAGTTGCTGACCAAATATTTAATCCATGTATAAGAAGATACATTTTACCTTCACAAGCATCTATAAGTTCTTCTAGGGTTGGAAACTTAAGAGGACTATCAATAGAAAATCCTGCATTTCCTGTTTTCCATATCATAGAACATTTATCTCTTGGAAATCCTGCATCTTTTAATTGTTTTGCTAATTTATATTCCATAACTTTAACTTTAACTACTAAAAACTACTTTAATATCTTTTTGATTTCTTTTAAAGTCTTCTTGTCTGACTTCATTTTGTCGATCTTGTTAAGTATTTTAACTGTTTCAACTTCATCATAAACATTTAATCTTCCGACGTTCATGACTGGTTTAATTAACCCGACTGAGAAGAAATAAGATAACTTACTCTTATTTACACCTCTTTTTTGTGCTAATTCTCCTAATGCTATGTATTTCATTTTTTCTATTTATTACTAATAAGCCTTTATTATAGCAATTTCTTATTACTTGTCAAGAAATTTAAAACTTACCTATAACTAAACTTACCCTAAGTATATTCTTTTCATTTTACTTGTCAAGTATTACTACTGATAGTATTTAATAGTATTACTAAAGAATATGTAGGACTCGTGCTATCATTAGTATTATTAACAATTATTAAATATATAAAATATATGAGTGAACAAAAAAACGAACAAAAAATTTTTAGTACAAGAGATCTATACTTAGCTTCTACGTTAGTTACATTAAAATTCTTTTTAACAGGTATAGACTACCAAATTTCTGGAAACAAAAATCAACCAATTGGTTATTTCAAGTTTGAAAACACACCAGAGATAAGATTAGCTAAGTCTAAGTTTGTCCAAGGTCTGCTTTCTGTTGAACCTAAGTTATTTATAACAAATCTTAAGTCTTTGAAATCAGAGATAGTTGGTGTTTATAATAACCCCCACATGGCTTCAATGTAATTTTTACCTAACAAATATCTAAAATTGTATTTGATTTAATGAGAAGCTTGCTTTTTATTTTCCTTTAATATATTATGTGGATATGCAAAAAATCGTTACAAAAAATAATATTTTTATTGATAAAAGAGGAAACACCCTATTGGTTTGTAACGAGCCATTGCAGGGGTGTTTCCTCTTTTGTTTGCAAAAATATTATGAAATCAAAATATAAAAAGTGTCTGGTGTGCAAAAGTAAATTTAAGTATTTTGTATCAAATCCAAGAAAATATTGTTCAATAGAATGTTATAATAAAGACAAGCCGAATATAAGTAAAAGAGTCCATAAAAATGGTTTTTGCATAAAAGAAAAAATTTGTAAATTATGTAATAAAAAATTTATCCCAACATCAACAAGACAATTATATTGTGGGGTTAATAAAAAAACTGGTTGTTCCTATAAGATAAATTTAGTAAGACAAAAAAAATATCATTACGATAAAAAAATAAAAAGATACTGTGAAATATGTAAAGATGAAATAAATGACAACGGTGTAAGGTTCTGTAAGAAATGTAGATTTAAAATTAAAAGGTGTAAAAAAGGAGTTAGAAAATTAAGAACAAGATTTTTAGTTTTTGAAAGAGATAATTTTACTTGCCAATATTGCGGTAGAAAATCACCAGAATGTGTTTTACAAATAGATCATATTTACCCAAAATCAAAAGGAGGAGTAAATGATATAAATAATTATAAAACTTCTTGTGATGCTTGTAATCTTGGTAAAGGTGATTATATATTAAAAGAATTTATCGATTGTTAATAACATATGAATAAAAATTTTCAAGATGATAGTGGAGACAAAAAGTACTTCACAATAATACCAAATTATATATTCGACCATGGATCTCCTTGGGACCTGGTTGTTTATACCCAAATGAAAAGAATAGCTGGTGAACACGGCACTTGTTGGTATTCTCAATCTAAATTAGCTAAACAATGTGGTATGGGTGTCACTCGCTTGAGACAATCTTTAAATTTTTTAATTGAAAATAAGTTGATTGAATATATAGGCGAAAAAATTGTTTTAAGTGGAAGTGGAGAACAAGCTACTAAAGAATATAAAATAGTTGATATTTGGAATAAAAATATGGAATATTTTAAAGATAGAGGTGTATCGTTAGGCGATACACCTGAGGCTAAGGTGTATCGTGAGGCGAGTAGGGGGTGTATCGCCTCGCAAGCAGGGGGTGTATCGTCAGACGAGCACAAAGAAGAACACATAACTAATAACCCTGTTAAGAACATTATTGTGCAAAAGAAGACTTTTGAGAGATTTTGGGAGGAATACCCTGTTAAGAAAAATAAATTAAAATCCAGAGAACTTTGGTTTAAAAAAATCAAGCCAGAATTATTTGAAAGGATTATCGAGGATGTTATTAAGAGAAAAGAGGAAGATAACCAATGGTCGAATAAAAGTTATATACCGCATCCAACAACCTACCTGAATGGTGCTAGATGGGAGGACGAAATTACTAAACAAACAAACAAGTCAGGAGCAAATAATATTATAAGAGCACCTGCAGGAAAATATAAGAATAATAATAAAATTAAAATTAATTAAAAATATGAAATATAAAGAAATACTACCAAAAAGATTCCATGAAGTCTCATACGAGAAAGATGTTCCAAATGAGATAAAAGAATTGGTTATAAAACAAATACAAAAAAGTGAAGGTATATATCTATGGGGAAACACAGGAACAGGAAAGACACATATCGCTTGTGCTATAGGCAAGTTCCTTTTGAAAGATGGCTTTAACGTAATTTTTTACAGTTCTGGAAAGTTATTGGAAAAAATAAGAGAAGACTATAACGTTAATGATAATAACGTAGAAGGTATATTTGCAACTTTAATGGATTTTAAAGGAATACTTATTTTAGATGATATTGGTGCAGAAAAAACAACTGATTGGGTGGTAGAGAGATTGTATATAATTTTAAACGAAAGATATGAACAGATGTTGCCAACAATTTTTACATCAAATTGTGATTTACAAACACTTTGTGACCAGATAGGAGATAGAATTGTTTCCAGAATAGCTGGTATGACAACCTGTGTCGAGGTTGAAGGAGATGATAAAAGAATAAAATAATATGCAAAATGAAAAATTATTAAATTACGCGTTAGAGTCACTCAGGAAAGGAATTTCAGTTATTCCTGTTGGGAAGAACAAGATACCTTTAATTTCTTGGAAGGAGTTTCAGACGCGTTACGCAACAGAAGATGAAGTGAAAGGTTGGTTCAACCAGTTTGATGATCCTCAAGTAGGTTTTGTGACTGGTAAGATATCTAACCTAACAGTGGTGGACGTAGAAAAGGGAGGAGACCCATCTTTTCTACCACAAGACACAACCATAGTTAAAACCGGAGGTATGGGATATCATTATTTTTACAAATTCGAAGAAGGAATAAATAACAAAGCTAGAATAAAAGAACTTGTCGATATTCGTGGAATTGGAGGTTATGTTGTAAGTCCTAATTCTGTTTCTGATAAGGGGGAATATACTCTTCTACAAGACAAACCACTTCTTCCTTTTCCTAAAGATTTGTTCCCAGAGAAGGTTGATATATTTACTACTCCTGAAAGTAAAGATGGGTCATTTAAGTTTAACAACGGTGAAGTTGATTCATATCCAGGTTATGCAAAGGGTCAGAGAAATGATGAGATGACTAGATATATAGGCCATGTTCTTGCAAAGACACATCCTGCTGATTGGGATACGAAAGGTTGGGCTATTATTGAGAGAGCTAACTTATCAAATAATCCTGCACTAACTCCTAGAGAGCTCTCTAACACGTTCAACTCCATAAAAGACATAGAACGTCGCAACAACCCTTTAGGTCGCTCTCAGGGCAATTTTGAGCCTTTTAAGGGCACGTCAGGACCGAGTTCATATCGGGAAGAACCAAATATAATTCCTGACGATGGTGATGATGAAATTATGCATATCGCAGATGCGGCTGAAGCACAGAAAATAAATCCTGACGATATTTACCCATTAGGGTTTGAAATTTTTGATGAAGCAATTCTCGGTGGTGTATGTCCAGGTGATGTAATAACTATAGGTGGCCAACCAGGATTTGGAAA